TCCTTTCTATTTTTATTTTTAATTATGGCTTTTTGGGAGGCAGGACCGCGGATGATATCAGCCTCGGTGTAAATCCCGTTGGTTGTGCCGACCGGAGCCCAGAACGCGCGGACCATTCGGTAGTACGGGAGGCTGCGCTCTCCGTACATGTCCTTGATGTCGTCGATGGTTTCTTTCGACTGGAGGAAGGGATACACCTGACGCCCTAGCTGGTAGTTCTTACCGAGCTCCGAGTTGAACCGGATGCACTTGCCCTTCCGCGTCTCCCACTCGTAGTCCATCTCCGAGATCGTCCCCCACCCGTGCTTGGGCTCGCAGAAGACGCCAAACGCATCGAAGTGGGACGCAGGGTTTCCGAGCGCAATGAGCTGGAATCCTGCGTTGGCTGAGAGGTTGGAGTACGCGGCGTGGAGAATGGATTCAGGGAGCTCGGGCAACTCATCCGCGATCAGGATCACGCGGGGAGCCTTGATCCCCACCAGCTTGCCGACGGCTTCACGCTCGGACTTCTTTTCGGAGGGGACGAGGAGGATCCCTGTACCATCCCAAAACTCGTTAGGATCGGATTCATGGATCCCCCGTATCCGTCCAACGGAGTCGACCATCTTCCCGGGCAGCCCAGGCACCGCCGTCCAGTACGACGAGATGGACTTCCAGATCCGGCCTCGGGCTTCCCGAAGCGTGGTGCTCGTAGCAAGAACTAGCGTTTGCTGCGGGGCCGCCATGTAGTTGACGATTCCCCAGACGGCGAAGTTGTGCGACTTACCAGAAGAGGCACATCCTGCAACAGCCAGATACTTGTTCTCGCAGGCGGCGCGGAACATGTCCTCAGCCCAGTCGGTCCAGACGAACTTCTTAGGGGAGTCCGGACGGTTCCAGATCATATCCACCACGTTCTTGAAGTGGCCGAATTTCCCCAGGCCTCCATCATCCTGCGTGACTCCATGGAGGAAGCAATGGAGCTCGATCGTCAGGTCATTGGTGCCCGGAGGGAAGCGCCGTCCATACCTGCGCACCCCGGGGCGGAGGGCGTTAGGCGTAGGGATCTTGGTTTCACTGGCGACGCTCAGGGCGTCGGCCAAAAGGGGATCATTCGACTTGACTGTTGGGGGCGGGGCATCCGGCTTGGGGATCACGAGCCACGACTCGCCGAGCGGGCTGTTCTTGCCCCGGGGATCCCAGATCAGCCGCTTCGTGTCCGGGATAGAGAGAACCCCAGTGTAGGTCAAAACGACCAAACTGGGGGTCTCTATTCGCGGACGGGTGCGGGCTGGCATCAGCATTACGCTGTGTCACTTCACAGCATAATACGAGTCGGCGGTCTTTACAGAAGAAGCAAGTGGCAGTTGTGGGGCGTATGGTACTGGGGAAGCCATGATGGCCGCGATGTCCTTCTCGGCCTGGGCGGCAATGGACTCGGGGACTTCGCAGACAACTTCGTCATGCACCCGCAATACTACAGGGTATCCAGCATTTTCAATTGCTAATACCTTATCCATAAATATGTCACGCGCAAATCCCTGGGTGAGGTTTTCAACGGCGGTGCCCCTCCATACCTTCATTCGTACCATTGTTTGCTTGCTAAACAGACACGTAAGCGTTCCGCGATCATTCACGGTTTTTCCAGGCATAAATGCGATATCTCTGTAGTGCATGGGGCGACCTGAAGGAAGAGTCACAGTAAAGGTCCCGCCCTGGCTGGACTTGAGTCCGGCTTCGAGCTTGTTCCAGAGCTGGACAATCTTCGGGTTCTTGGCCCGGAACAGAGCGATGACTTTGTCGGCCTCTGCCTTCGACTGCCCCGTGACGAGGGAGAACTTGGCGGCCGACATCCCGTACCCTGCACCGATGGACATCCCCTTGATCTTGTGGCGGAGTTCGGGGTCAGTAGTCTTGAGGGGACGGGGATCCGAGTACAGGCCCCATGCGCGAGCCTGCCCTTCGTAGAGGTCATCGGTCTTGGATACAGCGTCCAGGGTCACGAAATCCCGGGCCAGGAACATGAGTGCACGGGGCTCGATGGAGGACAAGTCGGCCGCGATCAGAACGTGCCCGGGGCGGGCGCGCATGTGCTTGCGGATGTTGACGCCCAGGACCTCGCCACGGGGAAGGTTCTGGAAGTTGACTCCCCCTGTACCTGAATCTCTCCCGGTATGCCCGCCGAAGTACAAGAGGGGGGTTGCGATCGTCTGGTCCTCACGGATCCGGCTCAGGATGGAGCGCAGCTTCTCCCTCAGGGCGTTTGCGGACCTGTAGTCCTGCATGTCCTGAACCCACGTGATCTCAGGGTGCTGGGCGCACCACTCAGCTGTGTCAGGATCCTTCTTGTCGAGGGAGGCGGGGGGAGTGAGCCCGGCAGAGCGCACAGCCCTGCAGAACTCCACGAAGGACAACAGGGCACCGTCCCCAGCCCAGGGGATCCTCGCCTCGATCTCGCCCATGAGGGAAGTGAGCTTGTCGTCGTCTTCCTTGACTCCCGCGACGTCGACGTAGAAGCCTCTTGTAGCAGAGCGTCGAGTAAGCGCAGAGATATCACGCTCCTTCTGTGGCCACTTGTGCCCATGGCCCTGCCAGAGCTTGAGGCACAAGTCCGAGTCCTTGGTGGCGTACGCGAGGACTTCCGCACGGAATTCTTCGGGCATGTCTTCCCACCGCTTCCCCTTCATCTCGTCCCGCGTGCCCTTGTCCACGTCGATCCCGAGGAGGAGCTTGGAAGCCTGTTGGAGAGAACGGGGGACCCCGAGAAAGGCTGCAAGGTCAGCGGTACAGTGCCACGCGGCCGGGGTGAAGGAGGGGACCTTGCCCTGAGAGATGAGCCACTTCACGATCCCTTCATCGAACGAAGCGTTGTGGGAGAGCACCGTCTGCCCCTCAAGCAGGCTCCAGTCGAAGGCTTCAGGGCGTCCAGCATAGACTGTCCCGTCGTCGCCAACGATCGTCAGCATGTAACAGTCGAAGTCAGGGTGCCGGACATACCCGTCCAGGCCAAGGGGTTTGATAGAGCATTCGCTGCTGTAGAAGGTTTCAGTGTCGAGAGCGTAGGTGTTCATAGTGCGTATAACAAGAAAAGGAAATCGGGCATCGACCCCTCAGTCACAAGAAGGCTCCTCTCCTCCCAACCACGTCTAATTTGGTTGTGTTTTATCCTGTGACTGTTCGACCTACACGGTCGAAGCGGTGGCCGATGCCCGAAAATTGGTCCCGGTCTCTCCCGGGTGTCACGACGTCAGATCGGGTCAGAGGACGTCGTTACTCTGCCCTAGAGTCAGCTCAGAAATGAACTGACAAATTCCATGAACTCGGGCGAGTTCTTTCCAGCCTGCACGATCTTGGGGGCGTACCAGGAGTTTGATCCCTTCGTCATCTTCCGCACAGACAGGCTCCAGCTGATGGAGTGCAGTCCATTCTTCAGGAAGAACTTGGCGGCCGTCAGAAGGGGGACAGCCACATCCTTGTACGCCGTGCTCGCGACCGTCCACTTGGCCAGCGCGTAGAACTTCCCGTCGAACTCGAACGGGAAGAACGCTTCCTGTTCGTCAGTGAGTTTGTCAGGGGCTTCGACGAGGCAGGTCAGGTGCGCAATCGGCTGGTACGGGTTTGCACCGTCGTAGTCGAGCGAGCCTCCGCGTTCCAGGACCTCGGCTTCGGTATTCACGACAACGGGCATCGTGTCGGAGCCGTACGGAAGCTTCTGCTGGAACTGCTTCTGGAGGTGCAGGAACGTCACCTTGCCAGCAACGCCCAGCGGGAGCAGACGCACTTCCTTGGCGTACACGACTTCGCCTGCAGCAAAGCCAGCCTCCAAGAGCGCGTCCGACATCTTCTGGACGATGTTGATCCGGGGGACTTTGATGTCGTCGGAGGTGACGTCACCACTGATGCCGGGGCTGTAGGACTGAGGCGCGAGCGAGAGGTTCGGAGGCGTGGAGGTTACGAGTTCAGTGACATCGGCTTCGATTTCAGTAACAGCAGAGAGATCAAGTTTGGCCATATAATTATTTAGTTAGGTTCGTGGTAAAAACGTCGTCAGGGGTGTACAAAATCAGATAATGTGGAGGCGCATCTGGGCAGGGTTGCTGCCTTTGATCGAGCGGCAGGCAACCTTTTTCCCGAGCTTGCGTGCAGCGCGGATCCAGCAGTGCTGGTCTGGAGAGGGGATCACGACGGCGGATCCGCTGGGTACCGACGCAAGGACCGAGCGGGCAGCCTTGGTCAGCTCGGAGAGGACCCCGGCACCCGATGGAGGTGCAGGAGAGTCAAGCTCAATGGTGTAGACGGGAGCGCCGCCGGATTCTTTGATAACGTCGCCAGTGATTGGAGCGCCGCCGGATTCAGTAGGGGTGTCGGACATAGTGGATTCTGTGTTATTGTGTTGTTTGGTTATGCCGAGGATCACTTGATCTCGGAAAGTGTGTAGGAGTCTTCCGACTGCTTGAGGCCTCCGCTGGCGAAGAGGTCGGCCATGACTTCTGAGATGAGGGCGGACTTTTTGCCGCGCGGAGCTACGGAGGAGATGAGGTCTTCGTACTCGCCAACGGGGAACGTCTTGATGGCTCCGATGAACTTGTCGTAGGTCACTCCACGCGCCTTCACGGCCTCGAAGGCTGCAAGGGGATCTGTGATGGAACGCTTGCCTTGACGGAGAGTCAGCTCGTACCCGGGAAGCAGCAGGCCTTGCTCAATCGCCATGACGCGGGCCTTTTTCTTGATACCGGACGCCCAGGCCTCGACGATCGGGATGATCTTGAGCATCGCCGCAATCTCATCGGGAGAGTCATTTTCCGAGCCGTGTACTGCGTCGGGGAGAGTGATGTCGGGAGCGTACTTCGATGCAATGGTCAGAGCCAGCGTGCGGTTCTTGGGACAAGTCTCGGCAAAGCGGCAGTACCTGCAGATTGGCCCGTCCTGCTTCAGCATATCAGGAGGTGGGAACTCACCCCGACGCCAGTAGGCATGGGCCTCAGTGGCAGCCTGCAGGACCGAGTTGATCTTGCGCAGGAGGCGGGGAAGGTCGGAGCGCGTGAACTTGGCGTGGCTCACTTCCTCCCGCTTGGGAACGATGAAGTAGAAGTCGACGGTGTCGACCTCAGGGTACTTCTGAAAGACCCCTGCAGTGTAGGCGAAGGCCTGCCAGTTGACTTCAGCGTCATCAATGGCCCCGCGCCCAGTCTTGTAGTCGGCGGCAACGGCATGGGAGCCGCTCAGGAAAAGACGATCACACGTCCCGTACGTGGAGAACTCCCCTGCGGCAATCGTAAGACGCACCTCGCGTACGTCATCGAAGGATGTGAATTTGTGACGACCGAGAATACCAAGGATGGCCAGTCGGCACTGTCCAGCCATCCAGACTTCCTCTTCGGATTGGAGTTTGCTGTCGTCGTCGCGTTCAAGAGCGTCATGGATGCGGGTTCCGGCGATTGATGCTTCATTTTCGGAATTGTTGGGCCCGTATCCAGGGCATTTTGCAAAGTATTTGAGCTGCGAAGGGGAGAACTTCGCGTGACCGTTATCGGGGTCAGCCGTTTTGGTTACAGTGTTCAATGTTTCAGGTTTCAAGGTTGCTTGTGGAGAAGTCATAGCGGTCCCTTCCGTCATCGTCAACTCAAGTTTTGCGATTTTTTGCCTCAAAAGCGCACAAATTCGTTCTTCGATGGTTCCGCC